GGAGCAGTAGGAGTTACAGTCGTGGCAGACGATGCCGCAGCCGACACCCTATTGATGGCATCGGTAGCACCCGTGAGGTTGGAGAAATCGAGTTTGGTGAGTTTCCTCAGAACTTTTACGATATTGCTCAAACCTTGGGAGTTACCCGCCCCGGAAAGTGCCTCAACTGCACCAGTCAACGCATTGATGTTTTCAACGCCATCCTTATTGATACCGCTTGCCGTGTCTGTAACCTTTTTGAGTTTTTTGAGGGTTTTAAGGATTCCATCTAACCCTTGACTTGCCTCTTTCGTCTCACTCGACACCTCGATTTTGATACTGTCAACAACTGCATCATTTTCCACCTCTCATCACCTCCTTTATGTTTTAGATTTTGCAAAATGAGCGTTCGTCTTAGCCGCCCATATGGAGAGTTTTGTCTTGATTTTCTCGGCTCTCAACTGCTCCTCGCGCTCTTGACGAGCTGCGACCTCAGCCTCGGTAATGGGGTAAGGTTCAGAGGGGTAAGGTAAAGGCTTAGTGCCTTTTTTAGCGAAAGCACGGAGAACGGGAGACATATCTCCGAGGGCCTCATACATATAGAGACCTTGCAACCACAACTCTTGGTTGCGTTGCTCCTTACGGATTTGCTGAGCCTCTCTATAATACTTGACCAAGGTACAATCCTGATTGAAATACTCATCGAGGGTCATACCCATAGCCAAATAGTACGGTAAGTGTTTATAGAAAACCTCAGTAGAAGAATTGGGGGTAGGGTCATTTTCAGACTCTACCCCCGTTCGGGGTTGCGAGTCACTTACCAACTTGCTCCCCAAGTCAAGTTTCCCTCGGTGTCCTCGGGTTCGCCCATAAGACTTTCGAGAGGTTCGTTATACATCTCTGCAAGTTTGACGAGGAGTTCCTCCTTGTTCGGCAGCTTTGCAAAAATGTTGTCGATGACCTCACGCTTTACATAGCGGTGATGTGCAAGGAAAGCACCCGCAAACAATGCAGGGAGCGTGGTCATAGGCTTTCTCTCGATGTCAGCAACAGAGAAACCCTGCTTTTCCATCGTCTCGATGGACTTTCTTGTGAACTCCAAGGTGTATTCCATACCCTCGGAGGTGGGAATTGTAATTGTTTTAGCCATAACTCGTACCTCGATTATAAAGATTTTTTAGATTTTTGGATTGGGATTTGCTTACTCAGCTACCACGATAGCAGACGAGGGAGCAATGCTGATGGTCATACCAACGACCTCGTTGACACCGCCGCCGTTTACAACAACGGACAACTGACCCGAGAAATTGAACTTGCCGTTATCACCCGTGGGGGTAGCAACGCCGTTCGCAACCGTGCCGCCGAGCCATACGGAGTACTTTTTGTCCTGACCTTTGAGGGCGAGGAGTTTCGCATAGTCCTCCTTGGTGTAGTTGGCGGTAAATTCGAGACCGTCAACAGACTCGATGCCGTGGATGTAGGTCTGAGAACCATCGGAAAGAGTGGTCGTTTCGAGCATTTCGGGAGAACCGCCGAGATCGGGGAAATCCTTAATGTCAATGAGTTTCTCATACTTGGAGTCAGCCGATTCCATCATAAGAAACACCTTGTAAGTGGAAATTGCCATTTGAGTTACCTCCTATAAATAGTTTTGTTTTTGGAAACGACCGCCTTGTACCGAGCAAAGAGCCGATACTTTGTCGGGTCGTTCATAGGGATTGGGTTCATTCCCGTGCGGGTAAACCCAAAATCGGAAAACACACCGTCAATGATTTTAAGGATAGCCTTGCACTCTGCCTTTTTACCACCAACCTTGTTGGAGTAAATATTGACCTCGTACATAACATTGGCGTGATTTTCATTGCTCCCGCTATCCTGCGTTGAGGTAACTGCGTAATTGTCAGCCTCCTCCGCACAAACGCACGGGAACACAGACGGCGAAAGAATTGTCTCGGGGGACATCTTCGCCTTGGGGAACTTAGCCAAAACTGCCTTGGAGATAGCAGTAAAGATTTCATTTTCAATATCGATCATTCCTTATATACCTCCCTTGCAATTTCCACTATCCGCTCCCTCATTTCCTTGCCCGCCTCGTACATAGCACGGGCGGGAGGATTACCGTGAGTGCGGATGACCGTAACGGCATCCTCGCCCTCTTTTTGTACTGTTCTTACGACACGCCCGTTTGTGCCGGGTTCGCCGTAGTAAGTCCAACTGTCTTTTTTGCCTTTGCCTTGACCGTAAGACCCTCTGACCGCACCGACTTTACTTGCGGTCGGGTGCTTTTCGGCGTAATGTACGCCCGTACCAAACTCGATAAAGGCTACCGCTTGACCTCGTGCCACGATAGCAAGCGTGTGTTCGTCAACCCACTCGGGAGACTTATCCACGCTCACATCGTTGATGCCATCGTACTGAGCCGTTTTGAACCTGACGGATGCGACATCGATACCGATTTCAGCCAGTCTCTCCATCAAACGATGTTGCTTGATTTCGAGAGATTTCTTGACTTGTTCGAGATGCTTGATAGTCTCATCGAGACCCGATACGGAAATCTTAATCATACAGACCTCACCTTGCTGATAGCCACGGCTAAGGTATTGAGTGATTTTGCGACTTTCCTTACGATGTAATCGAACATCGGGTTTCCGTCAGAGTCAAAGGCGGGAGGAGTATCGATGAAAAACACGGTATTCTCATCGATAGGAGCAGACATATCATCCGAGAGGATGACCTTATCGTACTCTACCGAATTACCGAACTGCTCGATTTGGGCCTCGCCTTGTGCAGCTGATACATTGGCTCTCGCTTTAACGGGAGAGCCATATTTCACTCGCTCCCCTGCGATATTGCCATCGTCATCAAGAACATTCTCCGTTCCCTCGTACAAGCAATAGTAGAAATCGACCTTATTTCGCTCCAAACATTTCACGATCTAACACCTCACTTGGTTATAACACGCTCACGAATGGAGTTACGCCCGCCAACATAGAGTCGGGGACACTCGCCGATTCATAGGTGCGGTTGATACCATTCTCAGAATGGTAGGTTTCACCCTCCGCACCACGCTTGTTCAAAAGGAACACGGCAATTTCTATCTGAACCATTTCATATTTTGCAGGGACTTTTGTGATGTCGGAGCGGTAAGGGTATGCTTTGTTGATAACCTTACCGCCCGCAATATCGAGAAAGGTATTCAGTAACACCTCATCGGTCTCGCCCGTTAAGGCTTTAAGTTTTTCAACCTTTTGCGAATCGGTCATTACTGCTCACCCCCTTGGCTCTTAGGCGTTAAGGGTGAGTTTTACTGCCTTGGTCTCATCGGTGAGAGCTGCAAGGTAGTACTTACGGCTGAATACCGTATTCTGACGGATGTTAGCCGCCTCCTCGGAACGCTTGTCAGCGGTGATCTGCTCGACCTCAACGCCTTTCTTGTTAAAGAGCGTTACCGCCTCCTTAGTGCCGATGATGATTTCGCCCTCGGTCGCATCTGCCTTGGTGTAAAGGCTGATGCCCGCCACCGTGCCGACATAACCGCTCTTTGCGAACGCCTCAACATATTTGAGATCGTCTTTGAGAGCCTTGCGAACCTTGCCCATATCTGCGGGGCAAACGAAACCAAAGATCGAAACACCTTCGAGGTTTTCGAGATTGAGTTTTGCGGCACCGTCAACGAAAGCTGCGAAATCGAACGCCGCAACGGGAACGCTGAGAGAGGTCTTACCGAACTCTGCGAAAATGTCTGCGTTGACCGTGTTGAACATATCCGTACCGGCGTGTTTCATACCCACGGGAACGAGATTGGGGTCGGTCATAGCCTGCTCATCGAAATACTGGAATCTGTTCTGAGCGAGCAGGATTCTGTATTCCTCCTCGGTGTAGGAAACCTCGATGGACTTGGAGTTACCAACGCCCATAGCGAGTTTTTCAGTACCGTCAGTTGCACGGTACACATTGACCTTGCGAACCATACCCGCAGTACCCACGAGGGTATTGTCGATGGTGCAGAACTGCATAAGGTCGAGATGAGAATTGAACTGATCCTCTACCTCATTGGAGAGGAAAAAATTATCGTAAATGGTGTGTGCCATTATCCATTACCTCCGTTATAAAGTTTTTTGTATTCTTCGGGATTTTTGGTGGAGTACTCGTAACGCTCCTGAGCCGACATTGCTCTCAACTTTTCGAGAGTCATCGTCTCATTCTGACCTCCTGCGGGAGGTGTGGGAGTGCCTTTGAGAATCTCCGCTTTGAGTGCGTTGTCGTGCGTGGTGAGGAACTCCGTCTGACAAGCAAGAACCTTTGCCATATCCCCGTCAGCCATAGCCTCTGCGGTTTTCTGAGCCAACTTTGCCTCGTACCCCTGAGCCACGAGTTGAGCCACGAAACCACTAACGGTGTCCTTTCGTCTGAGTTTGTCGAGTTCTTCCTGCATCTGAGCCATTTTTTCCTCGGATGCCTGCTTGTTCTTCTCGTCATCCGAAAGCAAAGCGTTGTGTTTCTTCTTCCACTCAGCCGCCTCCGAGTTTGCCTTGGTAGCCGCATTCTTGTAGCGTTCGATTTCCGATGCTCCATCATCGTACTCGAAACCCAAAAGAGCTGCGATCTGTTCCTCGGGGGTCATTTTGTCGTAACCCTCGATTTTCGTTACATCGATTTTTGCCATAATAAAATTCCTCCTGCGTTTGTTAGGCGGTTCACTCCGCACAGATTTTCTGTTTTTGGTGGGGTTGTCTCCCGGTGCGTTTGGTGGGTTCACTCCCGTATATTGAGCCTTACGGCAATATACCAAAATAAAAAGGGACTACAAGCGTATTGCTCATAGTCCCGATTGACTGTTTACCTCTACCCGATTGCAGAGGCCTTAATTTTCACTTTGCGTTGGATTTCAACGACTACCAACGAGTCTCGTTCTTTTTTCAACTCCACCGAGTTGCCCGATTTCAAAATCCGTAAGATTTGCTCGACCACCTCGGGGGTGAATAATTCATTATTTATCATTGCTCCTCCTCGAACCACGGAACGAGGTAGCACCGGCATCCGATATGCGGTTTGGGTGGAACATCAAAGATGTCATAGACTTTGCCCTCACGCTTTTCGCACTCTTTGCATCGTCTATCATCAAGCATCGATACCCACATAACTCTCTCCACACCGTCATCGATATAGGCTTGCTTTGTAGCAGCATCCGTAACCTCGATGGCGTACTGTGCGACCATAGCCGACCAGTAGCGGAGAGCGGTGTCTATCTCCTTGGATTTGTTTTGACTTGCCAAGATGCTCTCAGCCAGTCTCGCTCTCTTTCGCTCGACCTCGTGGAGAAAAACATACTTGGTGATTGGGTCGTAATCATCAAGAATGAGATACAACCATTCCCGGTCAATGTTCGTTTTCGGGTTTTTGACCGTGCCATTGTAATAATACACGGCGAGTTCGAGGAGTTTCTCCTCGGTGATCTGCATCAACTCATCGTAAATGAGTCGAGTGGATTGGAGGACATTGAGTTCATCGAACGAAACCAAAGATTTCAGTCGGTGAAACACCTCGATAAACCGCTTATTGAGATAGCGGATTATCACATCGGTGTACTCATAC